TCTATTACCTGAAGGTAAAAATCCACTAACGGTAACTGGTTATTTTGAGGTTGGCGATTATAGTAAAAGGTTCGAACTGCAACAAGAGTTCTTAAAGACGGCAGACAATAAAATCCTACAGAAAGCGTTTCAACTAGGTGACAGAACAGGACATAGGATGTCACACGCTGATGTAAAAGAACTGGGATTCGACCCTAATGAATATTCTAGAACAATTCAAGCACATGAAGTACGTCCCGACAAAGAGTGGAATGATATGTGGAAAGTTGACCCAAGAAATCCTGAATCAGAGAACTTTAAAGGATTTGGTCTTGCAGATTTAGATGAACTACAAAAATGGTTACAGGATGAACATTTAATATTAGAGAAATGGTTTAACGATGCACCTTATAAACAAGTACCTGAATTTACTCCAGTTAAAGACCAAGACAGAGATGTACACTTATTGGTTAAACGTGCTATAGCAAAGGCGATAGAAAACGGTAGTACAAAAGTGGCATTTCCCAATGGAGACATGATTCTCAATGTTTGGAACAGACACAGAGATACTACTTACCATAAAAAAGTTAGGTTCGAGGAACTGTACAAGAACCTGTACGATAAAAAGATACCTAAGTTCCTCAAGAAATATGCAGGTCAAAACAAAGGTAAGGTTGGTAAGATGTATATTGAAGATTTTCAAAGAGAAGTATTCTATCTTGAGATAACTCCAGAAATGAGAGAGAGTTTGTTAAAGGAAGTCGACCCTCCTTTCCAGTTAATGAAGGACATTGACGAAAGGGGACTTATTCATCCACAATCACTCTATGCTAAGTATCCATTACCTATCGGAGCAGGGTTATTAGGGATGCAAGAGGAAAAAAATCATAGTGGATTATTAAACTGATGATATACTACGCAATTAAACAGGAGAGATAAATATGCCATTAACAGACGAAGAAAAGGGAATGTTGAATAAATTGGAAGGTTTGTTGACAGGACTTTTAGAGTCAGGCAAGGGTTCGGTGTCGGACAAAGAGTTTGGTTTATTGTCTGTAGTTCCACAAAAAGGCGCACAATCGGATAAGTCAAGAACAATGAACTATAACACTTCAGGACAAGCTGAAAGTTATCCACTAGAAGGGAACACGATGATGACAGACCCTCGTGATGTACAACACTTTATAAGCACTCTACCACCTGCAATGCAGATGAGAATAGAAGAAATCAGAGGTGCAGTTTCAGATGTAGAGTTTCAAAATTTCATAAGAAAGATGATGTCAGGTAGTGTGCCTGAAGGGGCAATATTCGAGGCATTACCTCATACACAACAAACAAACCTAGGTTTTCCACAAATGGCTGGACTAGGAGACAAATCGCATACTTGGATGGATGACCCTTTCGGTGGTTATTACGATGAATACGAAGGTTGGCCACGGCGTCCAGACATAGGTGGTTTTGGAACTTACGAAGAAAGGTTTAAACAACGAGGAGGTCAAGGTGGATGGTATCCAACCAAGAAAAAAACATATCAGTATCCTTCACCACGAACATTAGACTTCAGTTAGGAGGATAAATGGCACTTACGACATACACAGAACTAAAAGCATCGATAGCTGATTTCCTCAACAGAGACGATTTAACGTCAGTCATACCTGACTTTATTACCTTGGCAGAGTCTCAAATCAACAGAGATGTACGTCATTGGAAGATGGAAGCACGTTCAAGTGGTCAACAAGACCCTTCAGACGAGTACATGCAGATACCTGCTGATTGGGTTGAAACGATAAGATTACATATAACAGGGAGTGGAACTTCAGCAATCAATCTCATATCAAGAGATGCCATGGCAGACAAGCGTCAGGGAGACGAGGACACAAGTGGTACACCAATGTACTACACACACGCAGATGGACAGTTTCAGTTATATCCAACTCCAGATGCAACAACAGATTTTGAATTGCTTTACTATCAGAAGATACCTTCTCTGAGTAGTAATGCAGATAATTGGCTTTTGACCGAAGCACCTGATGTATACCTCTATGGAGCGTTATTACACTCAGCACCGTATTTGGCAGAAGACGAGAGGGTAGCTATTTGGGCACAGATGTATAGTGCTTCGGTAGCTAGATTAAATGAGGCTTCTGAACTCGCAAGATATAGTGGTTCAGGGTTGAAACTTAAAATAAGAGGATTAGGATAATGTCTTTTACTAATTTTTTAGAAACAGAAATACTAGACCATGTATTTGCAGGGGCGGCTTACACAGCACCTTCTACAAAATACTTAGCATTATTTACTGCCATTGCAGATGGTGAAGCAGGTTCAGTAACAGAATTGTCAGGCAATGCTTATGCAAGACAGACTGTTGCATTTACAACTTCAGGTAACACAACTTCAAACAATGCGGCTGTTGAATTTCCTACAGCTACAGGAAACTGGGGTACAGTTACTCATGTTGGTGTATATGATGCTTCTTCATCAGGTAACTTAATGGCTTATGCTACTTTATCAGCATCAAAGACTATTGAAACTGGTGATGTATTTCGTGTTCCATCAGGTGACCTAGATATAACACTTAACTAATACGAGACTATAAATGGCTTTTGAATATGGTGAAGCCCAATATGGTCTAAGAACCTATGGTTCTAGCGTTGGTGAAGTAATAAATGCTTCAGCAACAGTTACTGCGACCTGTACGATACCCAATGTAAGTTGGGCAGTTGCAGTAGGTTCAGGACAAATAACAGGCACAGTTACATCTTCATCATCTTGTAGTGGTGAAGTTGTAATCATAGAACGCATAGATGAGTTTGCGTATGGTATGGGTGCTTATGGTGAGAATGCCTATACACAAGGTGACTTACAAACTGTAATAACAGCGACATCGACAGTAACAGCTTCCTGTATTAGAAAACGTACAGGTTCTGCTACAGCATCAGTTGTTGCAAATGTATCAGCAAGTGCTAGACGTGTACCTGAAGGTTCAGCTTTAATCAATGGTACATCAACAACTACAGTAACTACGACAGGTAATGGTTCAAGAGTTAGAGAGAGTAGTGCAACAGCTACTCCTGAAGCAACCATAACCACAGATGCTTTTAAAACTGCTAAAGGTTCTGCAACAGTATCAGCAGTAGCTTCTTTAACAGCTTCAAGTGTGTTTATGGTGAGTGGTTCTGCTACAGCAACACCATCAGCAACTATAGCCGCAGTCTGTAATAGAGTAAGATTCGGTTCAGGTGTACCAACAGCAGTTGCGAGTATAACTGTATTAGGATATGCTACACGAGGTGGAATTGCATCGTGTACTCCGTCTGCATCATTAGTTGCAGACTCAGAGAAAATTTTCCAAGGGCATACAATTACAAACCCTGAAGCTACAGTTACAGCTACTTGTGAAAGAATACAAAGAAGTGGTGCGGCTATAAGTGTAACATCAGGAACTGCTACAATAGGAAGAGAGAAGTGGGAAATAATAGTAAACGACACAAATACATGGACAGAGATAGCGGCATAATATGGCATTAATACCTTTACAATTACCACCGGGAATACATAGAAATGGAACGGATTTCGAGTCTTCCAATAGATGGCGAGATGCAAGTCTTGTCAGATGGCATGATGGTTCATTAAGACCAGTTGGAGGATGGACAAGTAGAAAGACAAGTGCATTTGCAGATGCACCAAGAGCTATGATTTCTTGGTTGGACAATTCAAGTGACTCCTATTTAGCAGGTGGAACATACAATGCACTCAAATACATCAATCCCTCACACACAGTTTATGACATTACACCTTCAGGTCTGACATCAGGTAATCTAAATGGTGTATTGAATCAAGGTTATGGTGGTGGATTCTATGGACATGATGAGTATGGTAGAGAACCAACAAGTTCAGGAGTCTATCAGGAAGCAACAACATGGGCATTGGACACATGGGGAGAATATCTTCTAGCATGTTCTTCTAAGGATGGAAGGATTCACGAGTGGCAACTCAATACAGGTGTGGTTGCACAGATAGTCGCTAATGCTCCAACTGGAAATAAATCAATGGTGGTGACTGAAGAGAGATTCGTATTCGCCCTCGGTGCAGGTGGTAATCCTAGAAAGGTTGCATGGTGTGACAAGGAAGCGAACACAGTTTGGACACCTGCGGCTACAAACGAAGCAGGTGATTTCGAGCTACAGACAACTGGACAAATCATGTGTGGACTAAGAATGAGAGGTCAAACACTTATCCTGACAGATAATGATGCACATGTAGCTATCTATAGCGGCCCGCCATTCGTCTATGGATTTGAGAGAGTGGGAACTGCATGTGGTGTAGCATCGAGAAGAGGAGCAGTCGCTATTGATGAGGGTGCATTCTGGATGGGCAAGAAAGGATTCTTCACATTTGATGGTTCAATAGCGAAAGAATTACCCTGTGAAGCATTGGATTATGTATTCGATGACATCAATGCTTCACAAATAAGCAAGGTCTATGCAGTCCATAATTCACAACATGGAGAGATATGGTGGTTCTATCCTAGTGCAGGTAATCTTGAAAACGACAGATATATTTCATTGGATTACAAGGAAGGTCATTGGAATGTAGGTGTTCTAGACAGGACAGCAGGTGTTGATATAGGTGTGTTTAAAAATCCTATATGGTGTGATGCAGATGGTGATTTATACAACCACGAGACAGGTTATGCACATACAGGTGCAACCAAACCTTTTGCAGAGAGCGGCCCAATTAGCCTAGGAAATGGTGATACTATCATGCGAGTAACCAATCTGATTCCTGACGAACAGACACAAGGTCAGGTCAATGTAACATTTAAATCTAGATTCTATCCAAATGCTGCAGAGACAACGCATGGTGCTTTCACTCTGTCTAATCCTACAGATGTTAGGTTTAGTGGTAGACAAGTAAGAATGAAGGTTCAGGGTATAGGAAATACTAATTGGAGGTCAGGGGTTATGAGAATTGAAGCAACAGCAGGTGGTAGACGATGAGTATAGCAACACCTCCACCACCATTAGGTAGTAGTTGGAAGATATGGGGAGAACGTCTCACTAAATATCTAACCTCTAATAGAAATACATTACAGCACAAGGATGCTGATTCCAAAGCAACTGAAAATGGAATATTGATGTGGGATGAAGCTCAAGGCACATTAGTAGTATCAAAGAATAATGCTTGGGTAAGGATAGAATTAGACCCATGAATATACAAGATGAATTATTAAAATGTAGGAAATGGATACAGTTAGCACTCGATAAAGGTGGTGATACTCACGACTTTGTTGACATTGTAGATGGTGTTATGAGTGGTCACATGCAACTCTGGAGTGGTGCAAACGGATGTGCAGTAACGGAGATTTTAGTGTATCCTAATAAGAAAATTCTGCATGTCTTTCTTGCAGGTGGAGAAAAAGGACATGGAATTGAACAAATAACGGACATGCATGATGATGCTGTTGAATTTGCCAAACGTAACAATTGTCAGGGGATGACTGTAAGTGGCAGAGCAGGTTGGAAGAAGATTCTAGCATCAAGAGGTTGGAAGCAACAGTTCGTAACATTGAAAAAGGAGTTTTGACATGAGTGGTGGTAAGGGAGGAAGTGAAACTACAAAAACGGAGATACCAGCTTGGATTCGTGACCCAGCAATAAGAAACCTAGCGAGAGCAGAAGCAGTACAACGAATACCATACATGCCCTACTATGGGCCTGATGTGGCTGCTTTCACACCAACTCAGAACGCAGCTTTCGACCAGAATATAGGAGCAGCTGAAGCCTTTGGACTCTTAGCACCAGACACATTGACTGCAACAAGCGGTATGCCAACTCCAACAGATTTCGATGGTTTCACAGGATACAGTTCTCAACCGATGTATGAATCGGCTCTGGCTGAACT